AAATCCCAACTGCATCCATATCGATCATATAAACTTGATTTTCTCTGCACCACTCCGAATAAGGATCGCCAACATTAAAATAATTATTTTTTAAACTTCCCCTGGCCACTACATATCCCCTTTATTTCTAAATTCTTTAACTTGATCCTCTAATTTTTTAGTAAGATCTTTATTTTCTTGGTTTATTTTTTTATTTATTAATTTGACGTTAGCGTTTTCTTCTGAAAGTCGATCTATATCTTTTTTCAAACTTTCAATTTTATTTTTAAAATCTTCTCTTTCTTTAGCTCTAGCTTTGTTTTGTGTAATAATATCTGGTATTCCCCATCTAGTTTGATCGACCATTAAAAAGTAATCTCCGTAACTTCTTGAACCCAAGCACCAGGAATAGTGTTTGTGTTGCCAACTGTTAAAGTTCCATCTTCAGCATCAATAGAATAGTCAGCAAAGATAGTTATTAAATTTTTAGTGTGAATTAATCTATGACCCTTAGATATGCAGATAGCGGGTTTTAACTTTTTAGCCTTATCAACACTCATCCAGGAATTATCGGCTAACGTGTCGAACCACTTAACCTCCACAAATGGATAGTCATCAATAGAACCAGTTAATACTTTTTTTTTACTCATAAAAACTAGATGGTTGAACCTTACCTTTGGTTTTTTCTTTAATAATTTTCATCCAATTACGACCAGGCATCCTAGATCCTTTGCACCATCTAAAAGTAGTCGTTGCTGAAGATGCTCCACTAATTCCAATTAAATCTGCTAGTTTTTTGTAAGATAAGCCTTTACTTACTCTAAATTTTTCTAATCCCATGTGTTGTCATTATGGAAATATAACCTTATTGGCAATAGCTTTAACCATATATGTTGTGTTTATACCAATAACTATCCACAAATACCCACAGTTGTTTAAATAATTACCATTTTAAGAAATTTAATTGACAGATATAAAAATAGTTATTACGTTGCCATTATGGTAAATAATGTTACAGACATAACTAATATTGCTAACAACAAAACCAAAAAGGGTATCAGTTCAGACATGAATTTTTTAAAGGAGAAGATAACCCAAGTGGGTATGTCTCAAAAAGAACTAGCACAAAAATTACAAAAAAATATTGTTACTGTAAATCGTTGGGTTAATTACGAAAGACAAATTACACCAGAAAATGCTATTGAGATTGCAAAAATTTTAAAATGCGATCCAGCTGCAATATTATTTCCACCTAAAAAATTAAATTCAATACAACTTCATTCATACACTGATGATAGTTTTATGGTAAAAGATTTAACTAAAAGATATTATCAAAATGTTGTTATACCTGGTGGTTTTTACACGCCAGAGACAAAAGCAGTTAAATTTTACAAAATAGGAAGCCAACACCACGAAGAAATATTATTGTTTGAAAGAGTAGGAACTAAAAATGATTACGAAGGTTTCCATGAAGATAGTCTTAATAAAGTTTGTTATTTAGAACCTAATGCAAAAATGGCTAAACAAGGTTGCGCACCTATTATTGCTATAGTCAAAATTAATGAAACAACATTAAATTATACTTTAGATTTATTACATCCTAAAACACAAAAACCATTTAATGAAAAATCAATAGGTATAAATCCAGATTGGATTAAAGTTTCTGCTCCAAGAAAAATGATATTTTCTCCAAAATTTAATACTAATATTTAGTTATTCACATAATACACACCCATAGATAGAAACTAAATTGGTAAAGTGTTTGCCAATAAGACTAATTCTGTTTACCAATCGTTCTAATTAAGTTTGATTGATATGATTACTAAAGATGCAGCATTAGCAAAAAAAGTTTCAGATGATTTTTTAGATAACATTAAAGATCTGCCTGAATGGGTAGAACTTTATAAATTAAATCATTGGTCGCCTTCTCAATTAAATACAATGGAATGTTTGTGGGGATATAAATATTTATATCTTACTCAAGAACAAAGACGACAGCTGCCAATTAATTCAAAAATGTTTACGGGTGTTTGCCTGGGAGAAATGGGTATTTTAACATTTGGAAATTTTTTATGGGAAAATAAAGTTGGTAAAGGTTTAGTTAAATCAGAGATCCTCCCACAAAGAAAAATTTTTGATAAAGTTTTAGAAAAATTTAATTTATACGAACCAGTTGATGAAGCAGACAAAGCGCAGCATAAAGTTGCAAGATTAGGATTAGCAAAATCATTCCAAACTTTGAAAGCTGGATTAAGAGAAGTTAATTTAACTTCCCCTATTGAATGTGAGAGATCTGTAGCTTTAACTTTAGATGGCTGTGTATTACCTACAATCGGCAGAATAGATTTTGAAGATAAAAATAATTTTGTTGAAATGAAAACAAAACATAAAAAGAAAAACAGACCAAAAAAAGATGGAACTTCCAGTTATTCATTACCTAAATTAGATGAAGGTTACTTAGGATGGGATGAACATATTAGCCAGGTGGCATTTTATTATTTTGCAAATAACGAAAAAAAGAAACCACATTTGTTTGTAATGAATGAAGAAGAATATAGAATTTATACTCCACAAAATTGCGATGATTTAAAACCAGAAAATTTAAAAAAACATCTTAACAAATTAACTATTACAGCAAAACGTAGAGAAAGAATTTTAGAAAACCATGCTGGTAAAACCACTTGGCATCAAGATATTGCTCCAGATTTTAATCATTTCTTTTGGAAAAACATGGGAGAGCA